GGCGTGTCCGATAACTCAATAGTCAGTCGCTAGGAGCACCACGCGGCGCATTACCCGTCTTGCCAGGACTACCGAGCAGGGCGCAGGAGATGCGCCGCTTTTTGTTTAACCATTTTTGACAGGAGAGAAGCGAGATGCTTACCAACCGAATCGTTTATAAGCCCGACGACCCACCGGCGGGAGATCCGCCAACAAATCAACAGGCTTCGCCTCCGCCAGAACCGCCCGCGCCGCAAAAATCGGCATGGGAGATCTGGTTGGAGCAGCAGCCCGAGAATGTGCGCCAACTGTATTCCGAGCACACAGCCGGGCTGACTAGCGCTCTCGAAAAAGAACGTAAAGAGCGCAAAGAGCACGAAAAGCAGCTCAAGCGTTTGGCCGATCTAGAGGCCGAGGAGCAAAAGCGGCGTGATGCCGCCAAGACTGAGCTCGAGAAGGCTCTGGACGCTCAAAAGGCCGCTGAGGAAAAGGCCAGACAACTTGAACTGAGAGAACTGCAACGTCAGGCGGCGGAGAAACACAAACTACCGGTATCGCTAGCAACCAGGCTTCAGGGTGAGACGCTCGAGGAGCTTGAGAGCGACGCCGCAGAACTTGTGAAAACGTTGCCGAAATCAAACCCTCCAGTGTTGCCACCGACCAATCCGTCATGTTCCGGTACAGGCGACGGCGAAACCGATGAGCAGCGACGGAGACGATTGTTTGGATAGGAGTAACTATGCCACAAATCAACACATGGAATGATGTTTCTGCGATTGCCCAATCTATCCAGGATGATGCGATTTTCGTTATCCGTGAGGCCGGGCAAATGCAAAACCTCGTCACCGTTTTTAGCGATGCGTCTGGGATGAACCCGCGCATCGGATACCAGTACAACCGGAGCGCGGCGAAGGTCGTCAGTGATGCGGATGACTTGGCCAGCTCGGCTTTTACCCCGGCGCCCGATCAGACGCTGACCCCGTTTGAGATTGGGCTTCAGTTTTTCGTCACGGATGCCCGTGCCGAGAGTGAAACGCCTGAGCAGATCATCACCGATGCTGGCCGAGAACTCGGTTTCGCCGGTCTTGATCTGGTTGAGGCCCATCTGGTCGGCGACATGGCGTCTCTGACGGGTGGAACCGTTGGAGCTGCTGGGTCCGTCATCACCTGGGGATATGTGGCGGCGGCGATTGCACAGGCACGCAACGTAAACAGAAGCGTGTTTGTCCCACTGAGTTGTGTGATCCACGGTTATCAGGCCGCAGTGTTGGCTAAAAGCGCAAGCATCGCCGGGGCGTCGGTTGTCTCCGCGCCTAGCGTCTCAGACCAGGTCACCCGTCAGGGGCTGCGTCAGGCGTTTGTGTTCAACGATGTGCCGATCTATCAGGTGTTCGCATCGCCGGACAGCCTGGACGACTTTATCGGCGGTGTTTTCCCGCGCGAGGCGCTTGCAATCGACTGGCGGCGCGCCATCCGTGTGCGTCCTCAGCGTGATGAGTCTCGTCGTGGTACTGAGTTCAACATGAGCGCTATCTACGCCCACGGCGTATGGCGGCCAAAACGAGGTATCAAGATGATCTTTGACGCCTCGGTTCCGACCAGTTAGGAGGTATGACATGGCTGAGGTTTTTGATGTTCATATCCTGACCATTCCACTCGCCATGACCGGCGTGGCTAAGATCCCACTCGTCAAGCTTCCAAGCGGGGGCGGTGGGATCACTGTCCTAAGCGTCAACCTGCTCGGCGCGTCGGGGACCGCGGTTGGCGGAAAACTCGTTACGATGAGCAACGCAGGAACGCCAGCGGTCAACGGCACGATTGGGACGTTTGCGGGAACTGTCGCCGCTTCGCCAACGGTTCCAGCCGCTCTTACTATCTCCGATGCCTATGTAGCAGAGGGTGAGTGGATTGGATACGATCAGACCGGTGGCACTGTTGCGACGGCGCACCTGGCGCTGTCGTATGTGATGGGTACATAGTCAATTAGCGCCGGGATAGGTCCGCGGGCTAAAAAGGGTTCCTCCACCCCTGCCCGGCGCGTATCTGGAGGATGCGCTAGGAGGCGCGCAAAGTCAAATGCGA